AAACCCTGAGCCGCGTCAAGCGAACTCAGCCAGTCACCGATAGGAGTAAACCAGTCGATAACGAAGCTGTAAGGGACTAACTCCCAAGCAAGGTACAAAGGGTTGGTAAGACCGAGGCTAGAAAGGCAGGATAGGAAGTCATTCCCCGGCTCATAATCGAGCCGAATGAAATGGCCTCTGGACCTCTCTTTCCTGCGCCAGAAGGGTTTCGCAGTATAGAAATCCGTGTTTGGCACGAACTCCTCACTCTTCTCCTTCTCCATGACGCTATCCTTGACAGTGATTAACCAATCACTGGGAGAATTCCGAGCCTTAAGAGCTTCAATGCTCCCGAAGACGTCGTTCATCAACGGATTCCAGCCGTATTGGTATTCTAACCAAGAACTGGGTGCGTGTTTCCAGTTCTGCTTGAGCCACCTACCGGCCTGTCGCCAATTTCCTCGGCGTAGGGCCATAATGGATCGAGCTATACGGTGTAGGCTGTCACCTACGAGACCAGCAGTCATCCGACGCTCAGCGTAAGCTTGAGCTAGGTTTACTTTCTGGTCTTTCAGCTGCAGCAGTGCGTCGATAATGACGCGGTTCCGCTGAGCGGGAGACTTAACCCAAAACGGCAGATTATCGAAATGAAAACTCTGCGAGCCGCATCCGATCTCCTCCGTAGAGGCGATTTGGAACACGGCAACGGGTGCTTGCGACCAGCTCTTCGTTCGCATTAACCCGTGGGTGATAGTCTCGACAGAACGCTCATACGCAGTAGGTTTGATAAAGGGCGTCAGCGGTTTCGGACGCTTCAAGAAGGATCTTGAAACTTTCGCATAGTTACGAGGCTCGACCTGGAAGACGGTCTCCAAACGCTGGCCAGAACCATAGGTCCTGATTTGCGTACGGGTACGTTCTCCCAATGAAACGGTCTCGCTTTCGTTAAAAACTATGTCAGTCATCGAAAGTCCTTACTGGTATGACGGTAGGCCCGTCGTTAGATGGGTTACTACCTCTC